CTCCAGCCCTAGAACCATAAAGGCCAAACCGGCGATAAACACAAAGACGCCAGCGGTTACCGACAGGCCCCAGAAGAGGGCATCTCGTTGTCTCGCTTGTTCTTCTAGGGCTTCTTTGTGCCTCAGGCGCGCTGCAGACATCTCTTTTTGCACCATAGCCCAACTTCCGGGGGGTCCATAGAGTTGGAAGGTTTCTCGAAGGTCGTCCATCGCTTTTGTGTGAGCCATCTTGGCCTGCGCTATGGCAAGGCCTTCTTGCTCTGGAGACGACAAACGTCCTAGAGGGCCTTTGTGTCGTCCGGCCTCAGCAGCTTGTATTTCACTATCGAGCTTCCCTAGACGTGCCATGTGAGGCATGAGGTCGCCAATGTCTCGACCAGCTTTGATTGCAGATGAAATACCGCCTGCCACCTGAGTGACAGCCCCTGCAAGCGCTAGGACCTCGATCATGAGTTGAACCCCATGTTGTTATAATTGTCGTTATTTTAAAGTTTGGTCTTGAAGTTCATCCAGATAGCCGCTGCCATAAACATAATGACGGCTGTTGTTAAAATACGGATGGCTGTACGACCGATCTCCCGCCGTGTGGCTCGCCACGCCGACACAAGATCACGCATCTCCTTTAGATCTTCTTTAGCCTCTGGGGTCAGCCCTAGTTGACTGAGAGCTTGACATGCGCCCCTGTGTGCCGCTGCGTCCAGAAGACGCTCTAGCTCCTCGTCGGTTAGCTGCATCAGTCAGCCTCTTGGATCACAAGCTCACCAGCCTCGACCTGCCGCATGATCTCACTGTAGTGGCGGTTGTCTGGGTCTAGGGGGACGAACAACTCCTGCCCGTCGATGGTGGCACGGATGGATGACACTTCGTTTGATATAGGATCAGTCATGTATTGAGCTGATGTGATTGCTATATTAATCATGATTATAACTCCGCATCAGAAACAGAATCTGCATAATAACCATTTGCAACAGACGCAAGATAGAAATAATGACCACTAGGACTTGCCCCACCAGCTACAATACTTCCAGAGTTGTTAGCCCCTATAGTAACAGTGGGGTTTGCCCTCATAGATACAGCATAGTCTATGTTGGCTATGCAAGCACCTGAATTGTAATAAAATAAATAGTGTGCATGTATTGAGTTATAGTACCTCTGGCAGGCCTGAAGCTGATCCGCATACGAACGGTGCTCGAAGGGGGTTGCCGTGTCGCCGATTTCCAACATGACGCCTGTCAGGTAGAGACCTGAGACAGAAGACATGTAGAGTAACACAGCGGCATGTGATCCAGTAATGCTGCCGCCCACTGTAAATGTAATGGTCTTTTTCTCCCACGAAGTGCTGTAGGAATACGACTGATCGGCTCCCCAATAGGTCAAGCTGCTTGCTGATACGCCGTTAGCCCAACCTAAGTTTGCAGTTGCTGTTCCGCTTGCTGCCGCCTTAACCCAGAACGAAAGTGTCCACTGAGACCCGTCAACAAAGACACCACGTTTTCCAGCAGCAGGCAATTCAATTGAGTGACGAATATCAGTGCCGTTGAAATACCCAGAATAGGTAAAACCCTGCCCAGCAGGAACATCTGTAGAGCGAGCATAATCACCAGCGGATGCCCCAGATTTGTATGCAGCAAAACGATCTGCACCAAAAATTACAGAACTTGGCGTAAATGACGTTCCCCTCTGCCAAACGTCAAAGCCGCCGTTAATTATCCTATTCCTGTTCGACAAAGCACCATCGCTGTAGGCATTGCCAAGATTGGCTAGTTCTCTCGCCTTGCTCATAGCTTATTCTCCCAACAGGGTAGCCAAGTCCAATGCCTTGAGTTCATCAGGTGTAGTTGCCGCTGCAATACGTGCATCATTTGTGATGTCACGCAGTGTTTGCTTTTGCGCTGCAATGTCAGCCGCACCAGAGCCAGCTTCAAGTGCTTTCATATAAGCAACGTCCAAGGCGTCTAGGCGTGGCTTACGTTCTGCACGTAGGTTGTCCTTGTGGATTGCCACAGCCGCTGCCATGTCTACTTCAACAGCATTGCCATTGAACTGCCAAGCCCCACGGAATGTGCGGTCTGTTGGAACGGTAAGAGATCCTACATCACGAACATCCCCGTTGATGTTAATATAAGTCGTCATTGCGCTATTCTCCATGCGTTTCTAAATGACCGATCCGAAGGGATCATTTCAACAGGTACGATCTTCATAATCGTTCTGTTACCTTTGTAGTCCCGCCATATGCTTGGACAGATATCCTTTTGAATGAGATATTCGATAAGTGTTTCTTCGTCTTGGGGGCCAATAGGCTCTGCGTAGGGATGCTCTTTTGGCTCTCCGTCAGGTACGTCACGATCTCTAAGATATGTCTCAATTGGACTGAGGTAGCCGCCAGCAAGACCAGCCGCCATGAAGTTAGGATCAGGGACTAAGACCTTGGCAGGTTCGTCAGGTGCATTCGGGTCTTCGAACAACACACGATACTTAGACTGCACAGGCTTCAAGCGTGACTTGGCTTCTAGTAGGCGTTCCCAGAGATGTCCGTGGGTCATGCTAAGTCTCCAAAGACAGCAGACGAAGCATCATCCGTGTCTCTATAAACATTTGATGTGTCACGCATATCTATGGTGTGTCTACCTGCCGTTTTTGAACCACCTGAAAAAGCGTTACCTGCACTTTGAACCCCACCTTGGCCTCCAGAATAATTTTGAGGGTTACCAGTAGATATTGCTGAATATGTAGCTGATGACATTGCGGATAAATAGTTTACCGTCGTAACCCCCAATTCTTGATCAGTAATTGAAGTTACATTAGTGCTGTTGAGAATAGCTTGGGTGCTTGTTTGATTAACAGAAATCCAAGCCTTAGCCGCCCCATTGACGACATACTCAGTGCCTACGGATGTTGTGCCATCGGAGATGTTGGATACGACTAGATTGCTCATGCTAGGTCTCCGTGATATACAACGTGCGATCTGTTCATATCAATTGATGTTCTCCCACCAGTTGTATTACTTACATAGAATGTTTGATGCCTGTCTCCTGAAGAGGTTTTGTTATCCGCACTGCTAGAGTTGACATGGTATGTTCTACCCATACCCGCCTCAGAATAGTTGGCATTTGCCATGTTTGAGGCAAATACTGTAATGAACTCACCCGTAGCGTAATCCGAAACACTTGAAATGTTTATGCTATCTGAAATTGCAGGTGTAACTTGATCGTAGCAAACCCAAGCCGCCGCAACTCCTGAGACTGCACGTGACGCCGTTTCGCCTGTGGCCTGAATGTTTGTGACCTTTAGTGTACTCATGCTAAATCCCCACAACATTGAATGGACGTATCTGAGCTATCAAGGTAAGTGCTAGAGTAAGACGTTGAACAAAAAATCTGACAGCTTCCTGTAGCTGGATTAACTCTCATTAAACCTGGATAGTTAGAAACAGTCATACCACCCGTAGCGCTTGGAACAGCATCAAAACTGTTTGTAAAATTAGGTGTGTATTTACCCGTAGCATCGTCGGTGACGGAAGAAATATTTAAACTACCTGTGTTAATAGCTATTGAGCTACCGTCAAAGTTTACTTGTGCTTTTGGAGCACTCTGCTTCGTCAGCGTAATCGGCCCAGTACCCGCCGCATCACTAATTGTTGTTGCTCTAATCTCACTCATAGGATCGCCAAGTTGCCTCCTGTTGCTATGGTCAAAACGACACCACTAGCCACAGTCAAAGGGCCAGCGCATAGGGCACTCTCTGTAGAGTCTATAGTAACATTCGTATTCAAGGTTTGCTCATGCACTCTAAAGATGTCACCAGCCGCCGCCGAAGCCCCCACAGTCCCACGTTCACCTTTGTATCTGCCGCCATTACTTACCGTGTCAGTGTTGGCGGTGTACAAAACGACATCCAAAACGTCATCTGCCGCAGCACCAGAGTTAAGCACAATCTGATTGCCGCCAGAAGTTGTGAAATCTGTTGAGTATACTAATTTTACCCCATTAAGAAATACGTCTAGGTACTTGTCCACAAAACCTATGGTTGTGAAGGTCGTCTGTGACGCAGTGGCTACAAACGTCTGCCTCGTCTGGGTTGCCTGTGGCGTGGGTATTGTGCCGATATAAGCTGACATTAGTTATACCTCTTGTGCTGCTAGGTGTGCAGCATAAGCATCCTTAACCGCTTGTGTGTGTACTGCCGCACAAATGTTTTGCACCTCTGTGCTTTCGCCTGTGATGTCTGCATCTGGTGCGACTACATGGCGTGAGAAGGATCGGCTAATCTCTACACCGTCACGCTTGATGACCGTGGCTGTACGCACCTGAACGTGCTTGAAGTCGCCTACGATCTCTATTTTGTCTTGTGTTGTTTCTTCTGTTAGTGCCATCGCTTATCTCCTTTATGGCTTGGACTGTCCGACCCAAGGCTATGCAGTGGGTTATGCGTCTGTTTCATATGTATATATTCCAATTAGATATTTACTTGTAATTGAACCAGAAAACGAAGGGCCGGTATTTCCGTCTATGTAGCAAGAGAAATAACTTATGCTTCGCCCACCGTAAAATTGAAATGTGTTACCTGTTATCATATCTACATATGTACTAAGTCCCCCACCTCTAGAAAGGTTGTTCGATGTAGATGTAAATGGTAATCCATCAACTTGTATCTGACTTGAGTCACCTGTTCCTGTTACTCTTATATAAAAATCACAATAAACCATGCGGCCTATTTTTGTATATCTTCCAGCCTGATTAGCAAAGGTAGGTGTACCACTAAAGCCATTTCTAAAACTAGGCGTCCAAGTCCCCTCCTCATAGTCATCCAGCAGATTAGCCGACCCAGTGCCGCCGAGGTAGACACCGCCAGAGGTTACAATATCGCCAGTTACATCTAAAGCTTGGGTGGGGGCTGCATTCCCAATGCCAACCCGATTGTTCGTACTGTCAACGTAAAGCGTGTTGGTGTCTACGGTCAGATCACCGCCGACTGTGCTATCTCCACCAACGGTTGCGCTGGTTGTGCTGAGGAGAACGGCTTTTGTGCCTAGATACCCTGCCATTATGATTGCTCCAAGATACTCAGGATAACATCTGTTGCGCCGGAGCTTGAGACTTTAAGAATGTCCGTTGCTTCCATCACGATCTTACCGTCTAACACAGACAGAGATGAATTAGCTGGAATAGGTACTGAGGTGACAATCTCTACGTCTTGGTTTGCTTCATCGTTGTTGCCTGCACGACCAGCCGTGTCAGACGACAGAGTAACGGTAGCTGTTACCTGACTGCCTGTGGTGTTCCCTAAGACCAGACCTATGATGATCGTGGTTGTAGAGGCACCTACAGTGTAGATGTCGTCAAGCGTTGTTACCCCTGCCTTGGTTACAACTTTAAATGTGTTTGCCATATTTTATCCTAACGCAATTGCTAAGGCCACACTTGTGCCAGCAGGTTCGAAGTCAGTCGTTGCAGCGGTCGCTGCTGTACCCAGACCTAGGTTGGTCCTAGAGGTGGCTGCACTAGCCAGATCAGACAGGTTATTTGCAGTCATAGCAGCCCCAGCAGCCGCCACGTTTGTTGCATTGACATTCGCATCTGACCCATCTGCCCCTGCAGGACCCTGAGGCCCTGTCGCCCCAGTTGCACCGGTGGCACCTGTCGCGCCTGTCGCGCCTGCAGGAATACCAAAGGTAAAGTCGAAGGTGGCTGCAGACGACGTCCCAGAGTTACTGACAGACACTGTCGGGGATGCCCCAGCAGACAAGCCGCTGGCTGATGCTGTACCGACAGATATTGTGGCTGCAGTACCCGTGGCACCTGTGGCTCCTGTAGCACCGGTAGCGCCTGCAGGAATACCGAAGGTAAAGTCGAAGGTAGCTGCTGAAGATGACCCAGAGTTACTGATTGACACCGTAGGAGACGCGCCAGCAGATAGACCGCTGGCTGATGCTGTCCCCACATCTACCGTGGCTGCACTGCCCGTAGCTCCAGTGGCTCCAGTGGCACCGGTCGCGCCCGTGTCGCCGCGTGGGATCGTAAGTACACCTGTCGAGTTGTTGTAGGATGCTGATGATCCTGCAGCGCCGGTGGCTGCTGTAAGTGACAGAATAGTGTTGGCTGCAGAAGCTGCAGACGCTGCAGAGCTTGCAGCAGCCGTAGCTGAAGCAGAGGCGGCATCTTTCAGAGCTTCTATAGAGTTTACTTCGGTTACGTTTGTACCGGTGCCAGAATAAAAGCTTGTCTTAGCCATTTTCTTTAGTCCTCATATGCCACCATAGGGCGCATTGCTTGCACAGTGCCTGCCATTTCACTGTCGTTTGCTTGCTCTTGGATCTCTGCAAGGAACTGTTGATACTTCTGCTCAAACACAGGCCCACGCTCATCGAGGTAATAGTCAGAGGCGTAGGTCAGCATTCCGTAAATGATGAGGTCGCTGGAAGAGAGCGCGAGGGCGTTCTCGTCGCTGTCAGACGTCATGTCTGCAAATTGACCGTAGTAATTAAGCTTGAGTGAACCAGATGTTGGTGATGGGTAGATCAGCAGGTTCTCGTCTTCTCGGCTGAAGAACTTAGGTGTCCCACTTTCGTTTGCCTCTTTAAATGTCAGGATCTCATTCATAGGCACACGGCTGAGGCTTGTCTTGTCGTAATACAGGTCGATGATCTCAAGGAAATCGTTTGGAAGGACGACAAAGGTAGTGGAGCCTGTGATCGTGTAGCTGTTCTGCTTCTCCATTGACGGTATCCGAAGCGTTCTCTGGATACGTGCGATGCTCTGGTCCATAAAGGTGTCAGCGAGAGCGTCACTGCAGTCAGAGCGGTTTAGGAGCGCCTTGAAGTGGCTCCTGATGGCACCTTTGTTCATTACATTGTTTCCTTCTTAAGACACTTCCCAGCCAAACGACATGTGCCGGGGGTCTTACACGTTTTGCACGGCTTGAAGCCACCGCCGCTCTTTTTAGATCCATATGCCATCTCAGCCGATCCTCTTATTGGTTGCCATGAAGTAGTCTAGGTTCTGATCTCTCAGCCTCTTTACGATCTCTGCTCCTGTCGCCTCGTAAAGATTAAACCCTTCGCGCAGCCATTGCTCATGGACCGCCACAGGGATGCTGGCGACACGCATCATCTCACTCTCGCGCACATCATCAGATGCGTTGCGGCTGTCCTTCAGATCATCGAGGAAAGCTTGGGTGATATACTGGGTGTGTTTTCTGACGACATCATCGCCCTGCTGCAAATACTGAGTGTTGACCCCAAGCAGCGAGCGTTCGACATCGGCCCTATCGCCACTTACGATAGGGTCTTCAGATTTATCATCAATTGACATGATGTCTCCTTTTAGAAGTAAAGAGAGCCGCCCCTCAAAAGCACACAAAGGAGAGCGGGAAATGTGCTTTAAGTGGGGGCGACCCTCAATCTTAGTCAGCAGGTCTTATGAGAGACCTGTGATCATGTGATCGGCACCGAAGTTCATGTGCTTCAGTGACATCTCGCCGACGATGAAGTGCTTGTCGCTGTCGCCGTTCTTCGCAAGAAGTGTGCGAGAGAATGGACGGAGCGTACATGAGCGCCACATCGTTGGGTCGATCAAGAAGGCGTGTGTCGTCAACTGATGACGGTTCAATACGACCTTGTATTCTCCGTATGGAGACACATAGAGATCAATCACGTTGACCAAAGACTTCGTCGACGCAAACTCACGGTTACGACCAGAGGCTGCTGCGAAGTTTGCAACAATCTGGCTATCCGCTGGTTTGATCATGAAGACTGTCGGATCTGACCCTGCATTATACGCAGACTGACCAGCAGTCAGAAGCTTGGCTTCTGTCAGTGCGTCAGTGGCGTTGGCACCGGCGTCCGTTGAGTTGGTGATCTGCTGAGTTGCAGATGCCATCTCACGGGCGACAGAGCTTGTCCCGGTCACAGCCGCATTGTCCACACCAACGTATGCTCTTTCTAGGTCTCTCTTAATTTCCTTAAGAGCCTTTCCAAGCTGATGCGCAGTTTCCTTCGC